AGCCAAGGTGTTAAAAGCAGTTGAAGCATAAAGCACAACGCTCTCAGGAATAGCCTCTCCGATGGTCCGTGTATAAGGTACTATCTTCTTCAGCAAACTATCTGACACATAGCCGTTCTCATAAGTTCTTTTGACTCCGTTTTCGGAGTGATCCTTTTCTCCCTCTGCTCCCCGGTGCAGATAGAGTTCATTTGCTATCTGCACCTGAATGGTAGCGTATCTGTCCGGCACGACGGCCAAGACGTATGATGTGAGGTAGGGATAAGCCCGATGAACGACTATATCAGCCGCAAGGTCAAGGTATGTGGATAACATAGCGGAATCAGCCTCGGTATCGCCACAAATTGATTGCAGCATTGTCAACTTTTCCGCCTTAGTCATTCCAGCCTCCTTATGCTACGGTAAAGTGATAGTCGATGGTTACAACCGATCCGCTTGCGGGAGCGGTGCTGAAAGTTACGGTGTTGTTGGAGAAAGAATATCCACTGGTCTGAACCTTGCCGTCAACGTAAACGACGGGAGTGTCAGTTGCAGTCTTGTCGAGAGTGAAAGCAACGGTGTTTCCGTCTCCATCCTCGTACTGAACGTAGTGAGCAGTTGCACCAGCAAGAGCAACCTGAACGATCTGTGAATCGTTGGTAAGTGCTACGATGTAATACTTACGAGCGAACAGATTGTTGAGTCTCTTGTTTGCCTCGTCGCTGCCACGTGCTGCGATTTCGGTATTAACACCAGTCTTGTTGAATACGGTTACGGCCTTGTCGGTTCCTACGTAGATCATCTTCTTTGCTGCGTTCTTCTTTACGAAAAGAGCGATACCAGCAACGGTTCCTACATAGCCCTGAGCCCATGCAAGGTTGGGATCGTAAACGATCTGCTGCTTCATAGCCTTACGGGTGTCAGCAAGGGTCTGAGGATCCATGATAGCCCAAAGGGTAGGAATGGTTCTGCCCTGATACTCTCTTGCGGTTTCGTTGCCGTCAGCGAAATCGATCTTTGCAGCAGCGTCAACAAAAGCGTCGAAATCAGGAGTAGAGGGAGTGATCAACTGTGAAGCCTTAGCCATCTCTCCGTAGATGTCGTTGTTGACCTCATCAAAGAGAGCAACACCGAGTTTTGAAATGCCGGTCTGTACTGCAACGGGGTCTCTCATAAGAGCCTCATCGGAATACTTGAACCATGCCTGAGCACACTCAACCTGATACTCTTTCTCGATAAGAGTGGTTGAAATGGAGTTAGCATTTCCCTGACCCTCAGCGACCTTTTCAGCGGAACCGGCAGCACCGTAAACATTGATCTTGCGAATATCTCCGGCTACGCCCTGAAGTCCGTCGTCAACGGTGCAGAAACCGTTGAGATTGAGATGTGAAGCATATAAATCTTCCATCTCGTTTGAAACGAATCCCTGATTGAGTGTTGCTACATTCTGAATGGAATTAGTCTGTGCCATAATTCATTAACCTCCGTAGATTTTGTTGTACTCGTCGGGGTGCTCGTTGGCAAAAGCCAAACGCTCAGCCTGACTCATCTTCAATAACTTTTCTTTTGTCATTTCGGGGGGATTACCGCCCTCGCCATTCGGTCTCGGCGTAGTTTTCAGTAATTCAGCCTTAAAGGCCTTGTCGTGTGCGTCGAGGAACGATGTCATGCCCTCAAATAAACTATCGCTATCCCCATTAACGAAAGCCTCAGAACATTTGCTGGCTAAGTCCTCGTTCATTCCCAGTTTCAGGAACGACGCCTTTTTTTCGGAAAGGGATTTTTCTCTCTGTAAAGTCTCGATCTGCTCTTTCAGTTCGGCCATCTGCTTTTCAGTATCAGATGTGCCCTCGGCTGCCTTAGCCTCCAACTCTTTGAGTTTTCTCTTATACTCGGCCGCCTCTGAATTAGCCTTGCTGGTAGCGTTCTTGTATCTCTCTAACTCGGCGGAATTATCCTCGATTTCAAGAGCCTCCAACGCCTTAACCTTTTCCTCTGCCGACATCTCGGCATATCCCTCGATCTTACTTACATCTATTGCCATATAGACCTCCTTGCGTTTAAAGCGGTTCACTCCGCAACTCTGATTTATAGGGCTTGTCTGCCCTTGCGTTTATACGGTTCACTCCGTTCATTTATAAATATACACAATTTTCTGACAATTTCAACGTTTTGGGGATAATTGTTAGAAAATTGTTGTAATCCTCCCCGAGTGGCCTAATGCAAGTGCATGTCGACCACTCTTTTATCCCTAAACGAGGAGGACGGGATAACAAATTGTCTGACTATTTACTTATTATTTCAAAATCGCATCTACAATTATAATGTAACGGAATAAATATTTTGTCAACTTCAAATATTTTTCCGTCCCTTGACGCACATTCGGGGCAGACCCTAGCGTCCTCTTTTGTGATCCAACGGGCATATTTAGCCCCGGACGCCTTAAATCCCTCTATATAGGAATACATGGAGATATTATCCCCGGCTTGTTTGGCCTGACGGTTCCAATATCTCATCTGTTTGTCGATTTCCTTTTTCAACTCCGACTTGTTGGCCGACATCATAATAGATTCAGCCGTGCGGGAGAGTTTCCTCTCATATTCCTTGTCGAAGATGTATTTAACGACTCTGTTATCCTTTTTGAGGTAATTCTCGACGTATTCCCGGGCGTCAAAGGTCTTTTCCTTGCGGAAACCGTCCCTTTTGCCTACGAAATACCTGATTTTATCGCCCTTTTTGGATACAACATTCTCACACGATTCCTCGAAGTAGTGCATAGCCAGTAGGATCAGTATGTCTATCAGTTCGTCGTAACACCGCTTATACGTTTTAGTAACCTTTTCGGTTACGGTTTTGTATCCTCGGCCAACGTTCAACTCATCAAAGTTCATAGCCTGAAACTCCCGGTTAAGGGAGTTAAAGGCCCGAACTATGAATAGAGCATACTTTTTGTAGAGTTTATCCGTGTATTCGTATGTCATGTCTCATCTTCTTCCGGCTCGTCGGGTTCGTCGTTAGGAACTACCATAAGGCTCTGAGCCCTCTTAGCCTCCTGAGAATCGTGCCAAGCCTTTGCCTCGGCGAACGCTGCGTCAGGATCAGGGAACATGTCTGAGTGCTCGTAAGCGGCCTGAGGAGCGATCCAATCATTAGAGAGCATGGTTACAAGGTTAGTAACCTTTGCGGAGTCGTTGGTGTAGTTTCTACGAGGGAATCTAATGTCTACCTGAGTCATGCCGAGGTTAGTGCCACCCATAGTATTAGCGATATACAAGAGCAGATTAAGGAACTTCCTCTCTGACTTCTTAAAGCAGATTTCGGTGTTCTTAGCCCTTGCTTCAGCCAACGCATAGCCATTCCTTAGGAGGACGGCCGCACCCGTGTCAGATGTAGAACTGTCTCCGTCGTTACGGCTGGGAATACCGCAGATATAAAGGACCGCCTTATACAGATCGTCTTTAAGAGTCTGAGTGTCGCCCTGATTTAACTGCTGAGAGAGGTAATAAGCCTTTCCGCCCTCAGGAACGAATAAACCGCCAGTTTCTTTGAGACGCTGCATGAATGTAGCCTCTGAGTCCGTGTCTAACTGCATGTTTTCGAGGCAGAGAATTGACTGAATGAACTGCTCCACACCATCGGCACGATCACTCTGTACGTTGTTGATAGCGTCCAAGAGGCCTATAACAACCTCAAAATCGCCTATCCTAGCACTATTAGCCGGATATTCGATGATAGGAACCACGCCCATAGCATGTCCCGACCTAGACTCTACCTTGTCGTCCTTAATTACGAAAAACTCACGGTCCGTATAGACGTAATAGACCGTCTTATCCTCATCGGCCAACTGGACATAGGTAACGCCCATCATCGGCTTATGCCCGAGAGCAGAGGAATAGACGACAAATGTAGTGCGAGGATCAAGAGTGAAAAACTCAAAGGGAGAGTCGCTATCGTCTATCCTCTCCTCCTTAGGCAGCACCAGTCTAAATGCGGTTCCACATATTGAGAACCACTCGGCTATCTGTAAGTCGGACTCCTCTTTAGATTCGAGGCCAAGCCACGAATTAAGGGTCTTTAAGTCGTCGGAGACTTCATCTTCCCCGGAGTCGATATACTGAATAGGAGCCGACAAAAAATACCCGGTCTTAAACGACACAATCTCGTTAGCGTGGTTTTCCACAATGGTATTAAGAATGTTATCGTTAAAGTCCTTTTGGCGGTCCTTAATAGGCTGATCGCCCTTGTAATAGTCGTAGAGGTACTTTATGTCAGACACGTTCGCCTGATTCTTCTCATCGGCCGCTTTAAGGACATCTACGACGTTATCTGCTGAGATTTCCTCAGCGTCGGTATAGATTACCTTACGGCCGTACAAATCCTTATTCGCCATTATTCCTTACCTTTCTTAGCAGCCTTTTTAATAGGTTTCCTGACGGGCTTTTCGGGGAGTTCGTCCTTTACCGCCTCAACGTCCTCAATAAAAGACTCAGCCACTTCCTCCGTGGTTACGCTGGGCTCCACTTCCCCGTTATTCCATTTCTCAACGGTGTCTGTAAGATCCTTTCCAGTAACCTTGCGGCCACACTTAGGGCATTTGAGTTCCGTGGAACTGATCTGAGGGGTTACATTACACTTAGGACATAAAGATACTTTCATAGATACCTCCTTAAATGAATCTTTTGAATGTTCCGGCAGCCGCAGCATGTCTGAAAACCATTCCAGCCGCCATAGCAAGTGAGTCAGGTGCGTCGTCGTGCTTATTTTTACCCGATATGGTAAAAGTAAACACGTTATCCATAAACATTTGATAAGCCTTAGAACGCTTATCATCTGTCAGGAACAAGAATGATTCCCGGATTTCCGGGGCTTTATCAAAAATTCGCTGCTCTTTTGACGTGTTTGTGGGGGCTGCTTTGGTCAAAACCACACATTTTATCCCCTTTTTGCGTAAACAGTCGTTCAGTTCGTCAGCAAATCCCTGAGTCATTTTATTTGCCTCTATTTGGATCTTAGAGGCCCCATATTTATGAATAGCGTCGGCCAGCAAGGGAATAGACGTCCTTTTATCCTCGTTTGTATACACGACGTCGGGAATATAGACCTCATCCCCTACCTGAACGCATATAGGAGCCGCCAAATAGTCTCCGCCACCCCAAGCCGGATCACATGCAAGGAATACGGACTTATATCCCTCAGGCATAACGCCGTTGAAGTACCGCATGTCCTTTGAGGCAAACAGAGACCCCTCTCTTTCGTAGGGAACGCCCATATACTGAGCCGACCATGAAGCCAAATCATCATTTCGCTCGAAAGCCATGCGGGTTTGCTCATAAAACTCCGTGTCAAAGCCGACTCCGTACTTATAATCGAAATTTGACTCCCCGTTTTCGTCCAATGCTGGTAAATTCACGACTTCATACGGTATTCCGCCGTAGTTTTCCAGCATAGAGAGCCTTACACCTATCGGATCATTAATTGACCAACGGGTGCCGCACCATAGCCGTTTAGAGCCCTTTTTACCACGGGATAAGTAGTCATTAGATACTTTCATCCACAGAGTTGCCATACGGTCCTTAGAGAGGGCCTCCTCAATGCCTGAGCACAAGTCGTCGGCTATCTGTATCCCCGTAACATCACACGCTCCGTTAAGGGTTCCGTCGATGGACCTACATGTGATAGTCGGATATCTCATTTTTCTCTGAATATCCACCGTCTGATACTGAGCGTTTAACTTTACTATCTCCTCATCAAAGCATTTCGCCCAATGATAGGTAATATCGTCTTTCATAACCTCGATAAGGCCGTTATAAAAGGATTTAGTGATCGTATCGGAGAAAGCCGAGTACAAATTAGAACTTAAAGGGTGTCTCCCGGCTACCCAAGTCATGAAAAACAGTAAAAGCGTTGTTTTGCCAGTTCGGGGCGGCTGAGATATGAATAATTCCATGATCTCCCCGTCCTCTAACCGCTGCATAGCGT